ATGTAAGTATCTCTAACATACTCACCCAACTCTTTACCTAGCATCTCTCTTAGAGATTTATCAAGAGTTAATTCTAACAATGACTCAACCCACTCATCATCATTTGAGCATAAATCAATGTTTGCTCCCGTACGTGAGAAAGTAATCATATCTGATCCAACAAATGGTAACCACTTTGCTCCAGCCTCTAGCACTTTTAACTCGCTCTTGCATCTGTTAAACTCATTATCAAGTAATGGGGCAATAACTATATCCATTTGATCAAAGAATCTAGCATATTGATTTACTCTAACCCCACCCGAAATAAATACGTTAGTATTCTTACCATCATTGGTGAAAATACCTAATTGATGATGCCATACCTTCTTAGCATGAGGAGTGACAAAATCCGCACCCGACAACTGTAGCACCATATTCCTACGAATATCCTTATTCCTATTTAACCTAGCTAAGGGTACTTTCATTTGATCTAAATCACCGAAATGAGTTGTACTTCCAGCATATCCAATTACTGTTTTATTTCTATTCTTTGATTTTAATTTCTTGTCTGTCCATTGTGGATCATTAAGATCAATTGCATTACGAGCGACAATAACGGGTTTATTGGTGAAATAATCCTCTATAATTACTTTAAGATATTCTGTGCTAGTCCATACGTAATCAGCGAATGCTATATTCATTAAGAAGTTGTTCTTCCACTCATTGTAGTCTACATCATCTCGCCAAATTATTGGATGATTTTCGGGTAGTTCCCATAGATCATCAACATCAATAATCACTTTTATACCCTTTGCCTTTATCTTTTCAAGAAGACCGAAGTCAGCATCACCATAGCCAACACTTCTATTGTAAACGAAGTAATCGTATCCTTCAATTACCACATCATCAGTAAAGTTGTTTATGAAATCGCAATGATATCCTTTTTTCTGTAGGTGTTCAAAAGGTTTTTTTAATCTATGATAACTAATAGCATTGAACTCAGATTTAACGCAAACTAAAAATCGCATATTTAATGAATAATATTAGAAATGATATTACAATTACAACAGAGAGAACTAAAGCTAATAATCTAAATAGGTTTATCTTCTCTGTTCTTCCGAATCTCATGATTATAGCTTATCAGCAAGTCCATTACCTTTCATGTAATCTTGAAATAATTTCCAAGGAAATCCAGCACCAACATCAAACTTACCCTTGTTTTGACCTCTAATGTGGTCACCACTAGTGTCTGAATGTCTAACTATATTCTCTAGGTCTATATTGTACTCTTTAGACCACTTACGGCACAACCAAACTAAAGAATCAAATTGTGCTGCACCAACCCAATCTGTATTCATTACAGTATTCTTAAAAGACTCAAATTGGTTGTTAGCGTAACTATGTCTAACTAATAATTCAACTCCTAAAAACGTGTTATTTAAGCTTGTCTCACCTTTCCACTCACTTTTACCAGCATGATAGGCTTTTTTACCTTGAAGTTGTGCTAACTCAATTCTACCATCCACATGAATAAAGGCATGGACACTTAGTCCTATATCTTGTAGAAATTCTGATGCAGATTTACTGCCAAATTTTTCAGACATAGAATGCACAACAATGCCATTAGTCTTTTTTCTAAGTGAGTTTGGTCTAAAAACCCTTACTGATGGTGTTACTTTAGGTGCTTTAATCATTAATTTTTGATAGTAATTTAGAAAGTGGACTAATTGGATTCTTTACCCTATATATATACCTAACATTTTCATGGTCAATATATAACCTAAAAAACTCATTAAAGTCTTCTATTTTGGCAGTTTTAGGTAGTTCTGATAGATTATCAACTAAAACACCATCTATACCTCTTGGTGGGTAGAATCCTATGCTATTCATTATCTATTATTTTATAAATTTGGTCTTCAACGAAAGCCTCAGAGTACTTATTATTTATCTTAACTAAAACACCTAACAATGTATCCATAATAGCTACGTTAGCATCATCAACACAACTAATGCATGACCAAGACTCTCTTATTTCTTCTATTATAATTAAATTATTTTCAAATGGATTGTGCATTATTTAAATTGTTTTTAACTTTTGCCCAATATTGGATTGTTGTTTTCTTCTTATACCCGTAAGTCCCTCCATTCCAATTCCTAGCAATTGTTTCATCGCTAGACTCTTGATGATGAAATTCTTTCCAAATATAATACATCTCTACGGATTTAGTCGCACTCCACCTATCAGAATATGAATAACGTAACATACTACCTTGTTTTTCTAAAATTCTATTGACTTCCTTTACCATAACTCTACGAATTTGGAGTAACCCTATGCTTGGGGTATCCATATGAGTATCACCAACCGCCAAAGAGTCCCCATTTGACTCAACAAGGATCATGCTTTCAAGCAAGTGATCTACTGAGTCTATTTGATGGTATTCTTCAATGGTTATAGTGTCTTCGCAGAGATTGTTTATGGTGGCATTAGGTGCTACTATAGCACTCATTAACGCCATTATGCTTAATAATGTTTTCATAATTAAAATAATTCATTCTTATGCGTTTTTTTAATTGAGTCTTCAAAGATATCAATTCCATTTAAAAAGTATCTGTTTTTGGAGAGATTATAATCTAATTTTATGTATCCATTCTTAAAAACATCGAAATCCTTTACCTTTTGAGTCTTTATCATTACACTTTTATTTTCCTCTTCAATCTTTCTGTAAGGTCTCCATATAGAACTAACCGTATCTGATCCATCAGCAATATTACCCCCACCCTTCATTTTATACATATCGGGTTCGGGATAGTTACCCGTCTCATTAATTACGGGAGTTACTTGATGGTAGACCACATGATGACTTACGTTAAATTGCTTTGCAAACACCTCTTGTCTTTTAATAAATAAGGTTAAGTACTGTAAATCACTCATTGTAGTGGGTCTAGTCACCTTTAAGAAAGGATCAATAACCGTTATGTTTACCTTATTAATCTTTATCAAGGTCTTAAACTGATTCTCAATACTTTCTATGTCATGATTTGAGGGATATACATAAAACAATCTATCATTAAATTGCTCTATCATCCTATCACATTTCACTTTAGTAGAATACTTCGGATCACAACCCAGCATTGTCTTAACCCAATCCTTAACAAACTTATGTCTAGGATAATTTTCGGGTGAGAACACGGCTACTTTGGCATTGGGGTCTTGTAGTAGCTTAATTAGAATTAAGAAATACAACCAAGAAGACTTACCTTCATTTGAATATCCCGTCCAACTATTCACCCATCCGTACTTCCACTTAAACATCCTATCATACTCTTTGATATGTGTTGTCTCAGCGTTGCTACCTTGATTTAGCCAATCCCAAAAATCACTTTTATCCTCGTTAACTCCGTCTATTTGAACTAATGAATTGCTTTCCACATATTCAGAAAGACTTCTCTTCATTGACTGAATTGTCATCACAATCTCCTTCTTGGTCTTCTGAGGTAGATTGGTCTTTATCACCACCAAATTATGGAGATGATCTATATTCTCTAGAAAGCTATCAATCATGATTGAAGTTCTCTATAGAAATTAACTACATTCTTTGCTGATCTATTTGCTCTAACACCCGTAGACTTCTTTCGGGTCATCCTAGTGACTTTTGCCCTATAGGCAGAGTAAGATGCTGGTAGATAACATTTGGTCTTAGCCATCCAATCATATCTATTCATGTGGTAAGCCTCCTCCAATGTATCGTACTGATCTATTGTTTTATGTATTAAGCTATCAAGTAAAATCAATGATGCTTTTGTTGGTTGGTGTTTTTGTTTAAAACTTTGTTCGGTCATAAATGTAATCTTTAACTTTTTCTAAATCTTTCTTGTCAGCAATCTTAATGCTTTCGTCTGAATTAACAAAGATTTGTTTACATTTTGTTATTTTATTTATAGCAAATATTTCATTGCCCTCCACTACTAGGTTTACAAACTTGTCCTCTTTAAAGTGCTTGAAGTAATGTTCAATTAGTTTTTTTGTCATGTGTTTTGTTTTTATGGCAAGGTTTGCATAACACTTGCAGTCTATCTTTTTCAACGAATAACCTACTACAGAATACGGCTAAATCTTCAAATGACTTTAGCGTTCCGCAAGGTATTATATGGTCTATATCAATTTCTTTCCTTAAGAACCAATTACCACAATCAGCACATTGATATTCCCATCTTGATCTGCTCTTGTAAGTAATAGGTCTTCTACTATCTTTAGCAGCCTCATTGTGAGGTTTCCACCCTCTCATGTATCTATTCCTTAGTAATGATCTAATCCATCCAAAGAAAGCAGCCTCAGTCATTGTGCCGTTATTCCTTGTCTTAGGAGTTTTCATCTAATAACCTTAAAGAATAACTCTAAATGAAATTTCTTAAAAAAACTATCGTAGCTAATTCCTAGCAATACCTTTCCTCTAATACTCAACAAGTCCATTCCGTAGAAATCCTCATCGTTAAAATAAAATGTCAATAAATCTATTCTCATTTGTCTACTTGATTTAAGTTAATAATATGTTTACTTGTATACCTATCATCCCATTTAATTAATGGTAATCCGAAATCAGATACACCGTCATGAATTGCTTTACCTTTTCTTCTCTTCCACTTGGTCGAAATATCTTCCCCATTAGGCATCGTTTCATTTAAATGATTAATATAATAATCACAAGTTTCCTCCCAATGTTCAATAGATATTCCTTTACCAAAATGTTTCACAGTCCCTCCAATCATTTGTAGTAGATCAACGCCCAACGGAACTCTATTATGGAATCTTACATTAGGATTTGGTCTAAATAGCATTGGGATATCTCTATACTCACATCCAATGTACTCTCGCTCAATAAATGGTTTATCTACATCACTAGGAGTTATGTATACATCGAATAACCTAAAGCAATAAGTAAAATTAGAACCCCATTCAATTGCATCAAAGTAGAAATGTTCATCAGCATCAAAATATAACATCCAATCAATCTTCTCCTCCTTACGCATTGCATATTGATATAAGTCTTGCCTTTGAGTTGTCTCAAGCATTTTGCG